ATGTATAATTTCGCGAGTAAACTTATCTTTGCCTAATGTTTCGACGTCTGCTTGTAAACGTGGACTAGATCCCCAGTAGGTCTTCCAATCTGTTTCTACAACTTCATGTCTTTTATTTTTCTTGCCTTTTAGAGGTGGTCTCTTTTTGATTGTAATAAAATATTTGCGGCCGATATAATCATGCCCGTTGGTCGTATTAGTTATTCTGTATATAAAGCCATAATAAGTGCCAATATCCCCGGAATCAAAAGGTACACCGTTATAAGTCCAAGGATATTCATATGCCATAATGCTATTTATTTTTACAATTGCTATTGTGAAATCTTTTAATATTAGTAAGGTTTTGAGATTGAATACCACAAATATCACAACTGTGCCAAGGGCGTTTTGCCTTCCACTCTTCTGTCATTTGTATGTTTTTATTCCAAGCAACTTGACCTATGTGTGCTTTGCTAATATTAAACTTAGCAATATCTGATCGTTTTTTACCTGATAATGCCTTACTTAATTTTTCTCTTGTTGAATCTGAAACAATTTTTCCTGTTTGTGCTTGAGATATACGTGTCTTGTGCTCTTGCGAACGAATAGATCCGCTCGCTCCTTCTCCGCCGTTTGAAAGATTTATTAAAATACCTGTTCCTAAATCTTTACGACCATATTTTTCAATTAGCATAATTTCGAGGGCCATTGCTTCTTGTTCAGTTAACTTATCTTTAATAATTTGAATATGTTCTTTATTTGAAGGTATTCTATTATTGTGTCCTATATATGCTCGGTTGTTTTTACCTTTTCCTATATAGTATGGTGTACCTGCTAGAGCAGTAGACGAATCCTTTTCTCTGAGGTACTGGTATACGTAATAAATATTCATGCTGACATTCCTTTACAATGTTAGAGTAGTTGGGGTTCCTACACCCGCGAACTACACTACTATTTATTTAAAATGACAGCATTTTCTGTTATTACTTAGCGGACATTTCGTTCTTTTTGGTTTGGATTTCTGCACGACGAGCTTTAGCTAGTTTGCCTAAATCACCTAATGCACCACGAGCACGTGCGGCAGCGGCTTTAACACCTTTGCCTTCAAATTTTTCTGATTCTGCTGTGTATGTTTCTACTGCTGCTAAGATTTGTTCATGTAATGTTGCCATCTTTACTTCTCCTTGTTGTTATGTGTATTTAACCACCTACAGTGGCGGTTAAATTATTTTACGTCTACGTCTGTGTTATATGTGGTAAATCCATTTTCTTTTACCACAGTTAAAATATTGTTTACTCGACCTGCTAGTTCGTCTTTATGCGATACTAACCACACGCTCTTATTACTTTCACGTGTCATTTTCTTAAGGATAGCTAGGGCATTTTCTACACCACTAGTATCCATACCGCTGTCAACAAGCTCATCGATAAACAATAAGTTAATTGGTTGATACAAACTTTCCCACACATCACGGAATGCCCATGACAAGCTAAGGATAAGTCTGTTACGTTCACCACGGCTTAAGTTATCAAAATCTAACTCACGCCCTAGTTCTTGGATCTCTACGCTTAGATCATTTAAGAATTTAACCTGATGCGGCAATCCAATTTTATCTAAGTAGTAGCTTAAGCGAGCATTTAAATAGCTTAAGTTCTGATCAATAATGCGTTTACGAATATAACTGTCTTTATTCGTTAATAGTTTATGTAAAAATTCCTGATGCTCTTTGTAGCGAGTTAACTCATTCATATTGGAGTAATCAATATCAGCAAGTGCGGTAGTGCGCATCTCAGCAATCTGCTCAGTATATGGATCTGTTTCTATACGCTTACCTTCTAATTGCGTTTGTAGGCTAGCCACAGAACTACGATGATGGATAGCATCTTCTTCTTTATCGTAGTAAACTTTAGGTTGTTGCCCTAATTCGCCTAAGGCATTCTTGGCATCACCTAATTCTAATAATAGTTGTTCAGCAGTGGTATATGCTAACGCGGCCTCTTCTAATGAGGCTTGTTTAGCTGTTAATACCTCTTCATGTTTGCTGTCGTGCATTTCTTGTCCGCAGGCATAACACTTATGATATTTTAAATCAGCAATTTCTTTATCTAATTTCTTAATAGTTTTCTGTTCACGATCCATATCACTACTAGAACGCTGTAAAGCTGTGTTTAGATCAGCAAGGTCTCTACGCTTTTGATTATACGCAGTTAGATCTTTGTGCGCAGCAATCTCTGCGTCGATGTCAATGTGCGACAGTTCTTCTATTGCGGCTTCTAATTTAACAATATCTTCTTTATGTTTAGTCTGCCACATGACTTGTCTACGTTCTAAACTAACGATCTGTTCTTCGATACGTTTGTTAGCATCTGTAATAGCTTTGATATTAAATTCTTCTTGAGTAATAGCATCTTTAGTTGCTTTACTCTGTTCTTTAAGTGCTTCTGCTTTTTCACTTAATAAAGTAATACCAAGTAGCTGTTCAATAATAGTACGTTGTTCATTAGCTTTCAAACTTAAAAATGGTTCTGTGTAGGTATTAAGTGCTACAATATGTTTAAACATATCATGGCTCATACCTAGCAAGCGTTCAATTTCAGCTTGCGTTTCACGACTGTCACCTTGACTGTTATCATCTTTGGATTCTTGCTCTTGATCTCCAATATAAAACTTCATTACATTACTCTTGCGACCACGCTCAATCTTATAGTCAATGCCATTAACTTCAAAATCAATAGTAACTAACATGTTTTTAGCGTTGGTTTTATTAATTAGGTTATCTTTACGAATATTAGTTAAGGCATTACCATAAAGCGCATAACTTAGAGCATTAATGATAGTAGTTTTACCTGTGCCATTACGTGCTCCGCTGTCGTCACCACCTAGGTCAATATTTTCGCCTAAGACTAGTGTCAAGTCTTTGCGATCAAAGTTGACGGCTTGCGTAGCATTACCCACGCTCATAAAGTTTTTAACTGTAAGATGTTTAATTTTGAACATAGTATCGATTTAAGTTATTTTGACATTGTATATCAAGTTTTGCTGATTGACTAGCAGTAAATTCATTGATTAGAAAGTTATAGTTATATTCTAACACATTAGCCATGTCCTTTCCTAGAGTAATTAATTCATTTGTTGACATCTGGCTAATTTCTTTTATAATATTAAACACAGCTATCATTCTATCAGAATGGTCCTCAATAGAATCATAACTTTCGTCCCACCAAAAACTAAATGTTTGAAATCCATATTCCTGTAATTTTTTAAGATTTCCTGGGGGACCGACCATTACAAATGGTCTCTTAGCCGCAATACCTTTAAAGCTCTTCTCGGTAATAAACGTTCCAGGATAAGAAAACATAGTTTCGGCAGCTATATACAAAAATGCCCGTTGTGTTACATCAGAATTTGCTCTGATAGCTAGGTCATTGTTGTATGTTTCGTTGAAATTTTTAAATTTAAACGAGTTAGCAACTCGAGTGATAAATTGATTATAAACACTATTAAGATCAGAATTTAGTAACCAGTCTTCATTACATCTTGTAAACGGTATTGTAGATAACATTTGTATGTGATTAGTCCCGTCAGCACTACTAGAATGTATAGGGGCCTCTTGATTTAAAAGCATCGATAGCATGCCCTGATCTAATAGATTTTCGTGTTCTAATAGCGAGAACAATAATACTCTATGCTTACGTGTTATTCTACTCAAGAAAATAAATGACTTTTCGATCAAGCTGAAATTTAAATCTATTTTAGGCACTTCATCTATTTTTAGATGAAAGTCTAACCAAGTCTCTATTACATCAATATTAATGGTATCATATCCAGTTTCTTGATTGACTTGTACAACTTCATGTTTTAAATAAGTTTGTTGTGTTAGTATTATACAAAAATAATTAGGTATATCTAAATTATATAATATTTTTTGTATATTGCGAATAGTAAATCCTTGATTATTTAGATAATACTCAGTATCATCAAAAATAAAGATAATGCGATCATTAGGATTATAATAATCTTTCTTAAAGGTTGAGAGTAACTTGTGTAATTCAAAAGGTTGCCAATCATACTGAGTCACAGGGATAACAGCAATGACATTAAAATATTTGCCAAGTTGTGCTATAGCATCATTTGGGTTCATTATAGATGTCTGTAAATATCTAACAATAAATTGGGATCGTAATGATCACTGTTGATATTGGTTAAATTATTTGTAACGATAGTATCAATACTTTCAAACTGTACATTGCCTAGTTGAATATCTTGGCCGATATCCATATTTTTAGCAGGTATCAATGTAAGCTCACGTAAATTATAAGTTCCTACAAAAGTTTCTTTAATAAAAGTAGCTTCTTCGTAGGTAATATCAACATCAATATTAACGCGACAGTGCATATCCTTCAGTAACAAGTTTTCTGGAATACGTAGAATATCACTTAGATTGTACACACGATACTTAGGTTGATCAGGCCACGCATGAAATTCAGGAGCCTTGCCCCACTCTAATACCATCATACCACGATCGTCGTCTGAAGCATCAGCATAGTTATGTGGGAAACAATTGCCAATATAGGTAATGTTTTTACTAGATTGACGTTTATGGAAGTGACCAGTGAACACATGATCTATATGACCAAAATGTTCACCACGCAAATCTCCGTGTTCTGGCATTTGTACCATGGCATTCATAAAGAAATGCGGTAATTCAAAATGTCCGAATACGTATTTGCCCTTTAACTTAGGTATCCGTTTATGATCGTCGCCGACGAGCCAAGGAGCAATGACAACGTCGCTGTCTGAAAACCAGTCATTAACAATTTTAACGTTGGGTAAGTGTTTAGCCCATTCCACGCTTTGTACGTCGCGCTTATCTCTATAGTAGAGATCGTGATTGCCAGGGATAAAGTATACAATATCAAAAGCTGAATTTAATAACTCCAGGGCTTGTAAACTATAGTTAAGTGTGACAATATTAATCGCCGCACGATTATTATGCCAGTCTCCCAAAAAGAAGCAAGTTTCGCACCCTTGTTCTTTTGCTTTAGTAATAAACCACTTGACAAAGTTTAAACAATCATCGTTATGCGTTTGACTGTTAGACTTTAATCCAAAGTGAATGTCAGTAAGCACTGCTGCTTTTTTAAATAAGTTAGCCATAGTTTAGTATACGTGAAATATAAGTAAAAAGTCTACTTAAATTTAATCAAAAGTATCCAATATTATCAAGCCATTTGTTATGAAAAGTATTAGCGAGATTAACTGGA